CCTTTTTGAGGATTAGTCATGGCGACCCTTCGCTCTGACATCATCATCCCCGAGGTATTTACTCCTTACGTCATTGAGCAAACCACTCAGCGTGATGCCTTCCTGGCTAGCGGCGTGGTGCAGCCCATGGCGGAGCTAAATGCCACCGAGGGCGGTGATTTCATCAACGTTCCCTTCTGGAAAGCAAACCTTTCCGGTGATTTCGAGGTTCTGACTGATAGCAGCAGCCTCACTCCTGGCAAAATCACTGCTGACAAGCAAGTCGGCGTGATCCTGCACCGTGGCCGCGCCTTCGAGGCTCGTGATCTGGCTGCCCTTGCTGCCGGTTCGGACCCTATGGCTGCCATCGGCGCCAAGATCGCCGATTACATCGCTAACCAGCGCCAAAAGGATCTGCTGTCTGCCCTTGCTGGCGTGTTCGGCAGCCTTGGCTCCACCTCTAGCTCTGCTGCATTCTTCCCGCTGACCATCGACGGCGAATCGGGCGATACCCCGACTGTGCTGTCCCCGCGTCACGTGGCAGAAGCCAAGTCGCTGCTGGGAGATCAAGGCGATAAGCTGACCGCCATTGCCATGCATAGTAAGGTGTACTATGACTTAGTTGAGCGCAAGGCTATCGACTATGTGTCGACTGCCGATGCTCGCGGCACCTCTACCACTCAATCCGGCGGCTCGCTGGTTGCTGCTTATGGCGGCAGCGTGGATGTACCTACTTACTGCGGCCTGCGCGTGATCGTCTCTGACGATGTGCAGACCGACGGCACCGGCTCCACCACTGAGTACGCCACCTATTTCTTCACCCAAGGCGCTATCGCCAGCGGTGAGCAAATGGCGATGCAGACTGAAACCGACCGTGACATCCTCGCCAAGAGCGATGCCATGTCGATCGACCTGCACTACGTGTACCACCCCGTGGGCGCCAAGTGGGCAGTGACTACCGTCAACCCCACCCGCGCTCAACTGGAGACCGTTGGCAACTGGTCGAAGGTGTACGAAACCAAGAACCTTGGCATCGTGCGCGCGACCAACACCTCTAACTTCGATTGAGGTAACTGACCATGCCTTCCTCTATTTTTGAGCTGACTTCTGACCTTTCGGTTCAGGAGATCGCAATCAGCAAGCGTCCCGTCAAGGCCGCTACTGATGCCGCTACTACGCTGACCGCTGCCGAATGCGTTAACGGCGTGGTGACCATGACCCCCACCGCGGGTCGTGCTCTGACCACCCCCACCGGCGCTGATCTGAAGAGCTACATCGATGGCCCGTTGGAGATCGGCACCAGCTTTGAGCTGACCGTGGTTAACGTGGCTGCCTCTACTCACGCAATCACCCTGACCGCTGCCGCCTCTGGCATCACTCTGGTCGGCGTGGCTGCTATGGCAACCGTTGCTGCCGCTTCTAGCGCCACCTACGTGTTCGTTTGCACCGCAGTGGGCACTCCTGCTTTCAGCGTTTACCGCAAGGGCTGATTGTGGGACTGTTCGCCTTCAGGCGACGCCAGGAACGTGAGGCTGCTTCTAAAGAGGCAGCCTCTTTTCCTATTGCTGAGCCTGCACTTAAACTTGAAATGACGGAGCCACCGGCTGATGGCAATAACAATCGTGGCCACGCCAGGCGCGGCAGACGCAAACTCTTATCTGACGCTGGCAGCAGCGGAGCTGATCATTGAAGGCTTCGTGCAAGATGATGACGTCGTTGCCTGGGCATCGGCTACGACGGATCAGAAGAATCGTGCGCTGTTTTCGGCAACGCAGCGGATTGACCGCGAGCGCTTCCTAGGTGCTCGCGCCACTGATACGCAAGCGCTGCAGTGGCCGCGTACTGGTGTACGAAAGCCTGATACCTATATCAACACCTACGCCGTAGGCTTCCCTTTCCGCATCACTACTGACTATTACACCGACACTGAGATCCCTGACAGGATCGAGTTTGCTCAGTGCGTCCTTGCTGTTTACCTAAACAACAATAAGGACGGGATGGCGCTAAGCGGACTGGAGGATTACAGGTCGGTCAGTATTGGCAGCCTTAGCGTCACGACATCAGGCGCAAGCGCAAGCGCTACCGGCGCTGATCGTGTGCCACCGCTTTATGAGCGGTACTTGACCGGACTTAGAATCAGTGGACCAGGTAACTTTTCTATCCGCAGGAGCTGATCGTGGAAGACATTTACAACATTGGCTTTGAGTACATCAGTGACACTGCGGCTCACGTTGGCAGGTTCGGCAAGCTTTACGCATTGGCCGATGCTGTGATTGCATCTGCAGTGATCCAAAACGCTAGTGGCAATGCGTTCACATCGGTGCCGCTTGCGGCTGGTGACGAGATCTACGGTGTCTTTACCAGTGTGACGCTGGCATCCGGCAAAGTCGTTGCATACAGAATCTGATCATGAGTGACACCAATTTTTTTGGCATCAACTACTCCATCGGCGCAACTTTTATTGGGGATAGCAGCACACATACAGGCAGATGGGGCGCAATCCACTTCACTACAAATACACAGATTGATGCAGTAACTGCTCAAAATTACGACGGCAGTGCTCTTGCTGGACAATCGTTTAGCGCGGCAACAACGCTTTACGGCGTTTTTACTAGCATCAAGCTGCAAAATGGACACTGCGTTGCCTATAAACTCTGATGGCACTTGCAACGTCGCTACGAAAGGTTGCCAGCAAGCTAATGCTGAAATTTGGCGGCGAAGTAACGCTCCGCAGAATCACGACGGGAGCCTACAACACATCGACGGGCGTTGCTACGCCAACTGCTGCTTCGACCACCGTCCGTGGTGTGCTGGAGGATGTGAACGAACGTGAGGTCAATGATCTAGTCAAGGGCACTGACAAAAAGCTGACCGTAGCTGCTGCTGATCTGAGTTTTGAGCCGTCTGTGGCTGATCAAGTAACTGCTGCAAGCCGCATTATGCAGATCGTGCAAGTTACCAAGATCGAGCAGGATAATACAGCGATTGTGTTTGAGATCTTCCTGAGGGAGTGATATGGCACGCGTCATCAAGTTTGACGACATCGGCAAGTATGCAGAGGAGCAGTTTGAGAAGCTGTTGCGTGTTGCTGTACTAGAGACCGACAGCAGACTCAAGCAGGCAAGCCCTGTCGATACCGGACGCTTCCGTGCCAGCTGGGCAATCGGGCAAAACTCGGCACCATTTCGCGGACAGCCTGAAGGCACTTACTCACAAGCGCCACCGCTTGCAGTTAATTACCAGCTTGGCAGCGAAAAGCCAGGCAACATCTACAGCATCCATAACAACTTGCCATATGCTGAACCGCTAGCTACAGGATGGAGCAAGCAGGCACCATCAGGTTGGGTCGATAACGTTGCCAAGAACATGCAGACTTGGGTTAACGCTCAAGCTGATCGCATCGGACGGGAATCATGAGCCTCAATACAATCCGTGCTGCTATCGAAGGACGAATCGCAACTGAGTTTGCTGCCTCGCCGGCATTGCAGGTCGCGTATCAAAACGTTCCGTTTACGCCGCCTAATAACGCAAGCTGGGTGCAAACCAGCATCCTCTGGGGTGATTCTGCCTATCTGACGATCCTCACATCTGCCACCCGTGGCACTGACGAAGGTTATGACCGCCGTAATGGCACGCTGTCGTTCAACATCTTCTGTCCGCGTGGACAAGGCCCAGGCTCTGCTCTGACTATTGCTCAGCGCTGCATTGACCTGTTTTCACGTTTGCAGCTACAAAATATAAAATTTGACGCCGCTTCTGGGCCGCGCACCATTGAACCCGCTGCGCCGGAAGGGTTTTACCAGGCGCAGGTCTCAATAACTTTTGAGGCTTACGAACAAAGCTAGACTTGATCTAGCCACCTACCGTTCACAACATGGCTACTGTTCTGTCCGGTACGTCCGGCGCCCTGTACTACAAACCTGCCGGCACCAAGGCCACATTCGGCGAAGCCGCCGTGGATGTTGCCGATGATGAAATCACCGTCGCTACCTTCCTGAACTTCAAGGTTGGTGATCCCGTGGTGTTTAGCGTCGTCAATACTGAAACTGGCGCAAGCGGCACTGGCACCCTGCCTGCTGGCATCAGCGCAGCAACCACCTATTACGTCATTACTTACACCGCATCGACTGGTGTCCTGAAAGTATCTGCCACTGCAGGCGGCTCAAGCGTTGCGATCACCGATGACGGCACTGCCGTCGCTCCTAATGCATTCCAGGTTGAATATGCAACCCATGCAGCAGTAGGCGAAGTGCGCGAGTGGTCATTTGAGATCACCCGAGAAGAGATTGATGTAACCACAATCGGCCAGTCACTTGGGCAGTACGCTCCTTTCCGCAGCTACATCACTGGCTTTGCCGATGGTGAGGGCAGCTGCACCGTCTACACCACAGACGATGACAGCAACCTGTCCAACCGCATGATCCAAGACGTGCTGCAGCGTCAGCAAGCTGGGGCATCGTTCAAGCTCTACATTGACCGCGTGCTTAGCGGCGGCTCTGTCAGCTCCACGCTTAGCCGCAGCGTTGAGTTTGAAGCAGTGCTGACTTCCGCCAGCCTGACCGTCAACCCTGATGATGCACAGTCGGTAGAGATCGCCTTCCGCCCTGCCGGCACTCCTACATTCGACTTCAGCAAGTCTGCTTGATAGCCTGAAACGGGAGATGACTAGCCCCTGGGTTGCACCGGGGGCTTTTTCATGCTTAAAGTAGAGCGCAAAGATTGGCTTTTATGTCTCCCGCTCAGCCTGTGCGCGCCCTTGATCGCCTAAAGAAAGCAGCAAACCTTGTGCCTATTCGCAAGGCCGTAACGCTTAGTGACGGCTCTGAGTTTGAGTTTTGGCACACTGCGCTGACGATGGCAGAGCGTGAGCGTGCCACAAAGGCAGCTAATAGCAACGACCCTAATGCTCTGGCGATTCAGCTCCTAGTGCAAAAGGCACAGGATGAAAACGGCAATCGCATGTTTCAAGCCGGCGAAGTAGCCGAGCTCAAAAACGAAGTGCGTGACAGTGATCTGCAGCGGATTATCTTGGCTTTGATCCAAGATGACGTGGTGGAGCTTGACACGGGAAACTGAAACAGGAGCTGAAGCGGGATAACCTGCTGATGCTCCAACTGTCATTAGCGCGAGAACTCGGCTGTACGTTGGCTGAGCTTCTAGAGCGTGTCACGCTTGAAGAGATACTTTTGTGGAATACCTTTTTTAGGATTGAACGCGAAGAGGAGGCAAAATTGGCAAAAAAGCGTAGGTAGAATCGTGGTATCGCCAGAGTCCTGCCGTGGCCGTTGTAGCCAATATCGCGGTCAATCTAGACGCCACAAAGGCGCTGGCGGGACTGAAGGGGCTAGACGGTGCTGTCAAGGGGTTAGGTGGCGCTGTTAGCAAGGTCGGTCAGGCGATGTCCGGCTTGGCTGGCATCGCTGCCGGCATTGGCGCAGGTGCTGCAGTTAGCGGATTCGTAAAGGCTGGGATTGAGGCTGATCGTACCGCTAAAACGATCAAAGCCTTGTCAAGTCAGTACAAAGAGACAGAAGGCGTCACCAAGCTGGCTAGCGACGCTGCAGCTAAATACGGATTAGGGCAAACAACAGCAGCAAAAGCAGTTGCTGATCTCTATGGCCGCTTGCGTCCTATGGGCGTAAGCCTTGATAATATCGGAAAAACTTTCACAGGTGTCAACAATGCTGCTGCATTGATGAATCTGTCTGCGGCAGATACAGAAGGAGTTCTGCTGCAGCTCAGTCAAGCCATGGGCTCTGGCGCGTTGCAAGGTGATGAGCTGCGTTCAATTATGGAGCGCTTGCCTGCTGTTGGTCAGGCTGTTGCCAAGGTCATGGGCGTGACGGTTGGAGAAGTGAAAAAACTTGGCTCTGACGGAAAGATTACAACAGATGTAATCATCAAGGCGATGAATGAATTAAATAAAATCAAGCCACCGCCGCCAGATGCATACAAGCTATTCCAAGCAGCCCTAGAGAATCTTCAGACGACAATCGGCAAGCAACTTTTGCCAATTTTTACGCCACTTGTTCAAAAGCTGTCAGAAGTTATCGCCAAATTTGCGGAGCTTGGCGTTGGCGCGACCATTGCTGAGGCATTGAAGCCGATAGGCGATGTGATGATTCTGTTGCTGAATGCATTTGTCAAGCTGCCTGAACCTATCCAAAAAGTCGCTATTGCAGCTGGCGCAATCGCGCTTGCATTTGGATTAGTGGCCGCGCCTATTGGCATCTTTCTTCAAGGCATTGGCGGAATTATTCAGTTTGCGCCGGCTATCTTGCCTGTCCTTACAAAGATTGGCGTAGCAGTTACCGGCTTGGGACCGATTCTTATGACGGTAGCAAAACTTGTGGTTGCATTCTTTAGCGGACCTGCCGGATGGATTGCATTGGCAGTTGCTGCTGGCGTTGCTATCTACGCATTTAGGGATCAAATCGGCAATGCGTTCAAAGGAATTGGGAAATGGTTTAAGGATTTAATTGATGGCTTCGGCATCCTCATCAAAGAGATTGGCAATGCAGCCAAAGCTTTTGTTGCTGATTTCTTCAAGCCAATCACCGACAACTGGGACAAGATCGTAAAAGTATTCCAGCAAGGTGTAAAGCTTGTTTTTGACTTTCTAACTAAGCCTTATCGTGATGCGTGGGAATTTATTAAAAAGATTTTTATCGAACCAGTTAAAGCGGCATTCCCTAGGCTTGTTGACTTCATCAAAGGAGTGGCCGCTAAGATCACGGATGTGATTACCGCTCCATTCAAGGCTGCAGTCAATATCGTAAAAAGCGTATTTAATAGCCTGATTGGAGTGATTGAAGGTGCGCTCAATATCGCAGTCAATGGAATTAACAACCTAATCAAAAACGCCAACAAGCTGCCAGGTCCAGATCTTCCGCTTGTACCTCAAATCAAGCTGCCGCGCTTTGCTGAAGGTGGCGTCGTTACTCGTCCGACACTGGCGCTTGTAGGTGAAGGCGGCGAGCCTGAGTACATCGTGCCACAAAGCAAGGCTGACGCATTTGCTCAAAACTGGATCTCTGGGCGCCAAGGTGCTGCTGCCATCCCTAGTGGATCGGCAACAGGCAGCAATAGCACCGTGCCTTCAATCAATATTCAGACCGGACCTGTCACGCAAATGGAAGGCACAAGGTACGTGACGATGGGTGATCTTGAGTCTGCGCTGCAAACAATGGCAATCGCGCTGACGAACACGAATCGCTCCGCCGGCGCTCGCCGTTACGCAGGAGTTCGCTAATGACGAATAGAAGTCAATCCGTATATTTAAGGGTATTTTCGGGGGCAACCGACTACCAGCGCTGGCAGGCGTACTACGTCAACCAAACAGTCAGCCTGGACAGTAAAACCTGGAGTTACCACCCCTTTACAGTCGACGCTTTTACGGGCGGTAGTACTCCCGGAGAACGTTTTACTTTGCAGGTGCCGGCCACAAACGAAGCCGTAGAAACATTTACCTACGCTCTGGGTTTGAACTGGCTCTGCGAAGTAAAAATGTATGAGTTCAACACTCTCGTCACGCAAACAGCCCCGTCCGCAAGTCAGGTGCTGATTGCGTCAGTTTTTGGTGAGGTCGTTGAGGTACGCGGCGGGTTTACATCGCTATCGGTGACCCTAGGATCAGGGCTGGCACCCGTTGGAGCGCAAGCCCCACCGCGCACTTACACCACTGCACTGGTAGGTACCCCTCTACGGATATGAGCGCAATCAAGATCACAGAGCCACTTTTTGTATCGCGTGCTCAAAGCGAGGCAATCAGCACTCCGCTGCAAGATCAAGCTGCCAACGGTGCTACATCACTCGATTCTGAGCAACAAGCAGTTGTGTTGGGGGAGCCGGTCCCGATCGTGTTTTGCCGCCGTGTTAGCAGCATCGGTGGTGTGCTGGTTAGCCCTAAAGCTACGGAAGCAAGCTACAGCAACAACATCATTACAAACGAACTAAGCGTCAACCTCGAACTTGTATTGAGCGAAGGACAACTACCCTTGGTTCAAGTACGCGATGTTTTCCAGCGTGCTTGCCGCGTTGGTACATGGGCGCAAGCATATGACGCCCGTGCAGGCACGTGGAATCCCGGAAACACCGTAATACCTGTTGCTGGCAAAACACCCTGGAACTGCCCGTACTACTGCGGCACCAGTGGTAGTTACGACAATATGACGACGTTGAGCTATTCAAATAACCACGCCGACGGTGACGATACCTGGAACAAGCAAGTGCACGTATTTGTGCGCAACGGGATGCAAGTGACACGCATCATTGATAGCGTTGTCGGTTCTAGCAACAACTTTGTAGACCTCGTTCTCTACCTGATTACTCAAACAAACCGCGTGCCGAGCACGCTGATTGATTCAGCAGCCATGCTTACGGCTGCGCAGTTTACGAACACAAATGGGTTCTTGTTTAACGGTATCGTTCAAACATCAACCAATCTTGAGGAGTGGTTGTACAACACAGGCGCAGGTTTTTTGCTGCGTTTTTGTGACCGAGCAGGCAAAAAGATCCTCAAACCGCGCCTGCCCATCAACAACGACTACACAATCAAAACAACAGCAATCACAGCTGAATACAAGTTCACTGAAAACGATCTCCTGCCTAACGGCTTTGAGATTGATTACGTCCCTCTGGAGCAGCGGCTACCTGCCTGCATCGTGGTCCTATGGCGCCAGCAGCCGGACGACGACATCGGCATCATCCGCACTACAGAAGTTCGTTTCGATGGTGAAGCGCCGAATGGTCCATACGAGCAGTACGACCTAAGCGAATACTGCGCGTCAGAAAACCACGCTGTAAAGATCGGCGCGTACTACGCTGCCCGCCGCAAGTACATCACCCACAGCCTGCGCATCCAAGTGCGCCCCGGTTCTTTTAACAGCACCCTGGAACTCGGGGACATTGTGCGTGTTCAGCTGGCACGCGAAACCGACGTCACCGACTACGCGCTCCACGATTACTACTACGAAGTTGACCGCATCAGCAAAGCAACCAGCGGTGTAGTCACGCTGGACCTGACGCATTTTCCGATTGATGAGCAGAACCGCAGCCTTGTTGCGCTGACTGTTTCGGCTGCTGTCGGCGCCGGTTACGTGATGCCTACAGGCCGCACAGATTTTTCGTGCGACGTAGCTGGCCGTCGTACAGACACAAGCACTATTCCAAACACACCTGATCCGGATCCGCCGGTGGTGCCAGACCCGGCAAACTTTGAATACGACATTCCTGAGCGCACTGTTGTGACACCAGATCGGGAAGTGACGTTTGGCCCTGATGGAGCCGTTATTCCAGGCGGCTTGAATCGCATCATTAGCCAGAGCGGCGGCAGCAGCCCATCGGGCACAACAAGCAATCCAGCCGACCCGATTGCTGGCGCCCCACCTGCAATCACCGGATCAACAGGTGATTTCGGTCGTCCCGTGGATGGTGACACGCTGTTGACGTCACCGACGTGCCCAGACGGCAAAGTCAGCTGGTACAAACGCCCGAAGAATGGCGGCGAGCGTCAACTGCTGAAAGAAGAGACTATTTCTGGCAGTGGCGACAGCGACCTGTCGATTACTACAGACGAAATCGATTACTACATCGAAGCCGACACTCGGTGCCCGGATCCCAGCTCGCCCGACGGCTACGGTTCCGCTGCTACTGAAGTCATTGGACCCGTTGAGGCGAACTACAACTTCTACAACTACGTCCGTTGGACCGGTACCCTAAACAGTCCTCCTAGTCCGCCAACGCAAGTAACCTCTCCTTGGATTGCTATTACAGGTAATGATGCTGCAACCATTGGACCTCTGTTTGGGTGCGCAATTTTTGGGCAAGGGACACCTCAAGTATTCAATAACAACACGACGTGCCCAGCTATCGGCCCCATTGACTGGCGAGCACAGTCAATATCCAGAAATAAGATTTTTAGTCCTTCAGGGTCTTACGCTCTAGGCGGTTTAAGTGTATATGACAAGTTTGCGGCATATAACACAAACGCATGTAATGACTTTTACGCGGTGATTTTTCTCGGAACTGTTCCAGGGCGTGTCTATTCCGTTGTTGGTAAGTGGGAGTTCAGTGTTGACGGCAGCGCGGTGGCGGCAGAATGGGAAGGTCGCAATGAGGAGAGTGAAGGCAACTGATGACTAACTTTCCAGCATTAAACCCTCAATCCCGCACATTTACTCCTGGTGCGGCACCATCCACACCACTCGGTGCCTTAAACGGTGACGAGTTGATGGTGCGCCACGCCAACGTTGCCAATGGCTACACATTACGACTTGGATTCAGAGGGCTAACAGAAGCGCAGCATTTTTCGATCACAAGTCACTACATGCTGCACGGAAGATTCACACCATTCGACCTCGACTCGATCACATTACAAGGCTCCCAACTGACATTCCCAAGTGGCTACAGCTGGATCTACGTCAAAGCGCCAGACACTACATATTCGCCCGGCCAGATCTCCGTTACTGTTGAGCTGGAGCTAGTGGCGCCTTACACACTATGAGCATATTCCCCACGCTGGTTCCAAACGAAATCGGCTTTGACATGGGTCAAGCCAACATCAGCGAAGTCGCTACTTTCGCTGGTCCAGTCCGCTTCCGCCACAGCAAAGCAGTCAACAATCAGGTTCTACGAATCGTTTACCGAGGCCTCAGTCAAACCCAGGTCGCCACGCTGCGGCAGCACTACTACGAAAACCAAGCCTCATTGTCTTACTTCACCGTCCCGGCCGCCATCTGGGGCGGTTTGACGGTTGTGTCACCCACATCGTTGTATCGATACGCCTCTCCACCAGAAGAAGAACACGCCGGGCTGTATTACAACGTCAGCTTTAGTTTGCGTGTTATCGACGGCATCAGCCTGTTGTACATCCTTGATGGCGGCGGCGCACAGATACCAGTGACAGCCGCATTTACGTCTTTTGCCTTTACGGGATATCAGCCTTTCACCCTTGATGGTGACGGGGCTAGTGTTACAGCTACGCTTGTTTTACAAGGCGGAGGCGCAAGCCAGTGACAACTCCAACCACAGTTCAAGTACGTCTGCAGATTCGGGCTGACACGGCTGCCAACTGGACATCAGTTAACCCGGTACTGCTTGACAACGAACTGGGACTGGAGACCGACACCAAGAAATTCAAGATCGGTGACGGCAACACCTCGTGGCAAAGCCTGGCCTATTTCCCGTCCATCGTGTCCGGTGGCACGGTGCTGGGCAACCTTGAGATTGGCACCACTGGCACGCTGACGTTTGAGGGCAGCACCGCCAACGGTTTTGAAACCACGCTCGGCGTGGTGGATCCCACAGCAGATCGCACCATCCTGCTGCCGAATCAGAGCGGCACTGTGGTGGTCGGCGGAAACGCCAGCATCGTTGATGCCGACATTGCCGCTAACGCTGAGATTGCCGTCAGCAAACTGGCCGATGGTGCTGCCCGCCAACTGCTGCAAACCGATGCAGCTGGCACAGGCGTTGAATGGACAAGCAACATCGACATCCCCGGAACGCTCGACGTCACTGGGGCAGCAACATTTGACGGTGCCGTCACAGTTGCAGGTGATCTGACCGTCAACGGAACCACGACCACCATCAGCACTCAAAACTTGCTGGTGGAGGACAAGAACATCATCCTGGGTGATGTTGCGACTCCAACCGACACAACAGCCGACGGCGGCGGCATCACGCTGAAAGGCGCTACTGACAAGACGATTAACTGGATCGATTCCACCGATGCGTGGACCAGTAGCGAGCGCTTCAGCGTGCCCCTCGGTAGTGCTGCGGCACCATCGCTGACATTTACTGGCGACGAAAACACCGGCATTTACTCACCCGGCGCAGACCAAGTAGCCATCAGCACTAATTCCACTGGCCGCTTATTCATTGATAGCAGTGGTCGGGTTGGCGTAGGCATCGCGAGCCCCACAACTGCACTTCATGCAAAAGGGATCGTTAGAGCACATAGAAGTGATGACACCAACGCTCGATATACACAAATAAGTTTTGAGGGCGGCACAGCCTCTCTTGATAGCGTGCGAGATGATGGTCAGTTCGAGTCTTTAACTTTTAGGCAGTCAAGCAACGGTGGATCAAGCTATACAGAGCGCATGAGGCTGGACTCCTCAGGGAGACTGGGCATAGGGACCAGTTCGCCTGTGTCGATGCTTTCAGTTTCGGATTCTTCAACACTAACAACGACTGGCATTTCAGACTGCGTTGGCATTACTCTCCGAAACACAAGTAATACTGTTGGCAATTACACCTCTATTCAAAACAGAGACGCAAGTGGGGACCAGAATGCAGAGATCAAGTTCTTCAACATTACGCAAGACACCACGCTGCAAGGTGCAATAGCGTTTACAACTCGCTCTGCTGCTGGTGAGTTTGCTGAAAAGATGCGGCTTAGCCCGGAAGGGAGATTAGGGATTGGCACTACGAGCCCTAGCGCAACTCTCCATGTTGCAACAGTAGGTAATCCAGAAGTTTTAATTGGTGGCACTCAAACGCCTATTCTTTCTTTTGTTGGTGGAGTTGGGTCTGAGCCCGTTATTGGATATGGAGCGGGATCTCTTCGTATTGGTACGGTTACTGGAGCAGGTGCAGCAGGTTTTAGCGAAAAGGCAAGATTTGACACATCGGGCAGGCTCCTAGTGGGCACGTCTAGTTCAATCACAGAGCAATTTTCTGGGAACGGAAGATTACAAGTTGCAACCACTGTTGCTTACGGTATAAGCGCTTTTAACTACACAAATGATGTAAATGAATGCGTTTTTACACTTGGCAAATCCAGAAGTATTACGCCAGGTAATCACACCTCCT